ATGACTTCTTGTCTTTCTTTGCTTTCCCATATCCATTTGAAAGAATGATTATTGAGGTTTCCGAAGGAATACCCACCAATATGACGCAGATGAGTGCAAACCCAAACATCACCAGTAGCACCAATGCAAGGGCAAAATTCATGTCCATAGCAAACCTCGTATTCTCTTTCTATATCTGAAATTAAATCATTGAACTTATAGTAGTTAATAACTGCTTTTGGAAAATCTTTCATCGTCTTGTTTAAGAGTGGCTCTACTTTGCCCTTCCACCAATCCTTCTCAAGATGTCTATTCTCAAATAGATTGTCTATGACAGGCTTGTATTGAATATATTTGATTTCTGTCATCTTTGCAAACAATTCTGCAAAGAAGTAAATCTCTTTGTAGTTACTAGGTGTAATTACAAACCCTACACCAATATCGCACTTGCTATCTCTTGATTTCTTTGCCTTGCACAACGCTTTAACGCTATTGATAGTCTTATCAAATCCATCTACACCCTTTGTCTTAATGAAAGACTCTTTATTACTTGCGTCTATGCTAACTCTAACCCAGTGGAAGTTATCTACAATGGTGTCTATTGTGTCCTTACTAAGAGAATATCCATTGGTAAATAGACCTAAATCTATTCCATATTGAGAAGCAAATTTTGCTATACCACAGAAATCTTTGTGTAGAGTTGGCTCTCCACCACCTGTGAAGTTAATTGACTTAACTCCCATGTTTACCATATCCTGAATAGCTTTCATAGCTACTTCAGAATTGATATCTGACTTATCTTTCATGTACTTGAATGTACAGAAATCACACTTCAACTGGCAACGATTGGTTAAATCCATCTCAACCATTATTGGTGATATATTCTGACCGTTACGCCATGCACAAACCCTGTCACAATGCCACAATAACTTTAGCTTTGGGTTAAATACCCCTTGTCGCATAAACACGCCCTCAATGCCTCTCTCCAATGCCTCAACTGACCATTTAGATGAGAGTCTTGTTTTGTTTTCTTTTTTACGTTAATAAACTCGTATTTAAGTTCTTTTCCTAATAACATAGCTACTTCAGCAGCCCACTCTAATCGAGTAACCTTTTCTGCATTAGCAACTTCTTCATAGGTGTTAAGATTATCTAGGTTCTCTGTTATGTAGCGAGCTAAGTCTTTGGTGTAACAAATAGATCCTGTTTCGTTATACAGTTTTAAAACTTTGTCATTAAGAACGTGGTCTAGGATGACTGACATGAACTGATTGTCTTTGTTAAGTCCGAACATCCATGGAATACGGACAAGAGAATAATCTGAGCAATAGTCTTTAACAATCTCCTCTGAATATTCCTTACAAACTGTATAAGTAGAACCCTTACCTGCAATAGATGTGGTGAAGTGAACTAACTTAACTGCTGATGCACTACAGGCAAGGGCTATGTTCCTAGTAGTGAAAACATTAGCCTCATGTATCCTCATTCTATCTTTGCTATCTCTATGACCACAGAACCCTACGCAGTTAATTACAGCGTCTACTTTATTCTTCTGTATGTACTCGTAGACGTGGTGCGTGTCACCTGCATTACACTCTTGCCGTGTAGGTCGAAGAAACTCTCCCTCGAAATCACTACCAACCATTCCTGTTGAGCCAAGTAGTGCTATCATTTTTTGTATGCCACCAAAAGAGTGTCTTTGTCATTACGCCACTCGACAATTCGTTCTTTACCAATTAGTTCTTCAAGACTGTCTTTAGTAAAATGATTGATATGTTGTTCGTTAAAGTTCTTCTCTCCGTAGAAGCCATCTTTCTCTGGAGTAGATAAGAAGATAATCCCACCGTCTTTAACTAAGCTATCTAACTTCTCTATAAACTTCTTTGGGTCAATAACGTGTTCAATAATCTCAAAAGCAGATGCACAATCGAACTTCTCATCTGTGTCGTATTCTTCCAACAAACAGTTCTTAAATTCACACGATAGGTTCTTCTCATCTGCATACTTAGTGGCAAACTCTATTGTCTTTTTATCTGCGTCTATACCAACTGTGTCTGCACCTTCTTGTTCTGCTGCAAAACACAACACACCATCTGAACAACCAGCGTCTATGAATGTGTTATATCCATTCTTCTTGATGTACTCTAAGACCATCTGATAACGTGGATAGATTAGAAACTGACCGTCTGGACTAAAATTACTTGTCTGGAACTTACCATGTGTTACATAGTGGGATTTATAATCCTCGTAATCTCTATATTGTCGTCTTTTAAGGGTAAGTAGATTGTCATTCCAGTCTCTTGCAACTCCATCCCATCCAAAGACTTTACTTGGTAAGTCAGCTCTAAACATTTCCTGTGAATCCACATCTTTAAGAACGTCGATGAGTTCTCCGATGTATTTGTCCATAGCACCATCGTCTGTAGCTTTTCCTTCAATTTTGATGCCACTTTTCACCGTCTCTTTCAATGCTGCATAATCAAATACGACAGGAACGCAACCACACTCTTGAGCCTTCATGGCTGATATACAGCTAATCTCATCAAAATCAGATGGATAAACATATAGACCTGACTTGTAAAGCTCTCTTATTAACTTCTTGTGTCCGACACGACCATGCTCGAACACGCCTTCTTGTTGCATTAACTTTGTCATGTAGTCACGGTATTCACGAGGTCTACGACCTACTTCCATCATCTTGTCGTAAGTATCCCAGCCGTAAAACAGGTGTAATTCTGCATCGGGAACTGCTGTACGAACTTCTGACCAGCGTTTAAGTAAGTATTCAATACCCCTGTCATAAGACGAGGTATAAATCATTCTGTGTGGATTCCTTACTTCCTTACTTCCACGAAAATCATCAAGGTTTACACCATTACGACTTACATAAGTCTTATTTGGTGGCAATCCTATAACATCTTTATGATACTTCGACAATACAATAGCTTTATCAAAATACTCAATATTATCGTCGTTGTAAGTTCCCCGTGGCATAACATCATGCAACCAGATATAACGCTTCTTACAGGTCATACCTTTGCGGAAGATGTTATTACGCCATGAGATAACTATATTGTGATGGTCATTAAAATTAAACTCAAAATATTGTTTGTAGGTAACACCTTCGTATTCTCCTGCCATGTCACCGCATGAACAGTAAACCGTTACCTTCCATCCGAGTTTAGCTAATTCTCTTGATAGATAAATGACTGCTTCTTCTGAGCCACCAATACCATTTATTACGCTAGGTGCAGCCCAATCTTCCCAAGCCTGACCACAGAATATCTCTACTGTGTCTTGACCCCAGATTACTGGAGGAAGAACTTGATGCTTCATACCTACTAGAATCTCGTGCCCTTTAAGGTGGTCTGGGATAATCTCAAATATCTTTGGAAGCAACTGTGGTGATTTTTGCTTTAGTAATCGTGCTATCCAAATAAATCTTTCAATAAAATCTTTTTGCTCTACGGCTTCCTCATAGTGAGGTTTGTTAGCTTTAACCCAATCAATATCTGGAACTAACTTCTCTGCCATATCAAAGAACTTCTTGGCATTAGTAATATCGTTATCCATCATATAGGAGTGAGCCATGACAATAGCTGGTCTCCAAGTATATGAACTAGGGTCATAAAGAGTAGTAGATAAAGGTGACTCCATGTGAAGCCCTAAGTTTCCCCAACGGATTGACTTCTTCCATTGACTCATCTTGTTATAAATCTCTGATAGCTTTAGATATGGGTCTGGGAAGTTTTCACATTCATTGAGAGCCTCAAAGCAAGCACCGATAGCTTGTTTGTTATTACCCAAATCAGACATAATATCAGCGAGCATACACCAAGACTTCATCTTATCTGCATCCCACCCTGATTTCTGTGTATGAAGCTCTAGGAAGTATTTAGCACCCTCTAGGTCTCCCATTGGGTAAAGCATACGCCCTAGATAGGCTAGTGTGCGTGGGTCAGCGTTCTCTTTGTCTTGTTCGTATTCTGCAAGTAGAAACTTAAGATTACGCTTCTTCTTATTCTCAACTTCTTTAAGGTCAAGAAGATGCTCTATAACAATACCTTTTTCTATGACTGTATTAAGTGGAACATTGTCAGAAGGAACTACATTCTCATGTATCTTTTTTTTCCAGATTGCCCTAGAGACTGTCCTTACTAGTGATTCTCTCCAATGAGCTGCATGGACATTTCCATAATGGTCTTTAGCATATTCGTACCAGCAAAGAACTACGTCTATATTGTGTGACTTAGCTTTATCAGCTAGAGTCTTAATCTTTTCTGGGTTTATAATCTTATCGTCGGTGTCTATTCTAAAGTAGTAGTCAGTAGTACACTTGCTTGCTAAGAAGTTTCTTTTGTCTGAGAAATCATCAATCCATTCATATTTATAAAACCTAATATGCGGATATTCTTTAATTAGAAAATCTAATGATTCCTGACTATCAACAGCTACAGTAATCTCATCGAAGTATTGTTTATATTCGTTGTTGATACGTCTAATCTGTTCAATCTCGTCTTTAGCAATAACGTGTAAACTTACTGTTGCCATGCCCTCGCCCCCTATGTTTGAGCAGGTACTCTAAACTCTGGAAACCTAACCATAAAAGTTTGTAGTTCCTTCTCGTTGTTAAATAGCTTCTCACCATGTTGCTTAAAAAATTTCTCTAAGTCCATAAGCAATCTTGGTAATATACTTAAGCACACCCTCATGTCTTTTTTTTCAGTAGAACCATAAATGTTTTTTTGTGCTTCTCGTCGTGCTTTGTTCTGGTCGTATAATCCTTTCATGTGGTCAAAATTTCTACCTAGTTGTGGATTATCGCAACAAGTCTCATACTTAAAGTAATTAGCGTCAAAGTTCATACCACAATTATTGCAGTATACTGTCTGGTCAGTTAGCCACAGATTAATAAAGTTTCTACAGGCTAACCACTTATCAGATGTTTTTTCTTTATACGCTTTTTCTTTCCAGCGACTCATGTTTCCCTCTAAACTGCTAGGGGCAGTCTTGCGACCACCCCCAACAGATTTGTTACATTATAAACATTGTGAACGGAGGAAACCAGCATGAGGATGTAGACACTCAAGGGTTGCTTCCAATACAATGTTGCCTTTGGTTGCGTCGCCTGTTTTGGCAAGTTCACGAACCGTAGGTTTACGAAGATAAGCCACTTTGAACAAATCTTCGTTAATACCAACAATATCATTGTTAGTATCACCAGACACTGTGACGTGACGATGAGCAAACAACTTGACCATCTTCGCAGCATCAGACGAATACACGTCGATAGCGTTGATAAGTCTCTTATCGTTTTGGTCAAAGTATTTGGTCGCATTAGCAGTGAAACCACTAATACGTCTTTTCAACACCATAGGACAGTAGATAGCATTGACTTCAGTACCTACGTTCCATACGTTCTGGAGATAATCATTAAGCATAAGTTCGCTTAAAGAAGTACCAGAAGAAGTACAAGTAATGCAGAGGAAGGTTTTGATACCTTGCATAACACCTGCATAGGACTCTGTACCCATTGTTGAAGGTTGAACGCCTCTCATAAGAGCGTATTCCAAATCGTTCTTAATCATTTTGAGGGCTTTGGTCGCTTCATATTGATAACGGCTATTGAACGCAGCTTTATCAACGGCTTCCTCAGTGTCGGACACCAAGAATGACTGTTGATGAATCTGTGTATAGTTCGTCATACGAGAAGGGTCAGTAATCGTCGGATATGACGCATCTGCACCTTCAATATAAGCGTTAATTTTTACTGCACTAAGAGTATCAATAACATATTGTTATCTCCGATTGCTCGGAGTATCAGACTATATCTTCCACCGATTGCTCGGATAGAGATGGTTTGTAGAAATACCGTAGCTTATACATCATACTTGGAATAATATATGGTTTGATTACTTCAACTAGTTTGACGGCGTTTGGCTTGTTAAAGTAAAGTCTTGGATATTTTCCTCCATGCACCAATACTCTAATACCAAACTTTTCTTGGAAATAATCTTTCATATTACTTGTTTCTTCTGGACTACACGAACATACATTTATAAACAACTGTGGATAATTACGGTTGTTTACTCCCGTAGTTCCGTCGTCCATAAACCAAGTTGCTAAACCAAGAGGTGTTAGCTTGTTTAAAAGTTTCCTTCTTAGAAGTTTCTTTCCTTCTGGGTAGAATATCTTTCTTAATCTTGTAAAGAACGATAAAGCCCCTGTTGTAAAATGAAGCGTAGTATAATTCTTTTCATTGCGCTTGTGCCATGCAGTTACGGAATAAATCCTGCTTGCTACAACTGGCTTTAGATATTGGTACTTCCATTTAAGATATTCTATTTGCTTTGGAGAGTGAGAAACCTTAAAACAACAATGTCGGTTTCCTGTTCCGTAATAAACGCCGCCATCTCCAAACAAACTTCCCCATATTACTTCTCTTGCTTCCTTCGATAAAGGATTGAGCATTTGCTTTCTCCTTGTCTACTAATCAGATATTTCTTAGTCGTTACACCTTCCTAATTTCTTAGGCTCGGCTCGGTATTGCCCTTGTGGGTTTCACCGAATTTCCATCTTGTTTTACGAGAGGTTAATCTAACTCAGCCACTCGTGCTTACGATTCTTAGCAACTGATGTTCCTAACCCTGTTGCGAGTTGGGTATCAGTGGGGGACAAGTTCGTAAGGATAGACATCAAATCTTCTTTTACGGACTTATCTAGATTTACATATGCTCCAGCTGCCATTTTATTTTCCTTTATTCATCAGACATTATGCCACCAGCTCTGAGTACTTGACCCATCGCCACTGCAGCATCGGATACTTTTCCAGTCTGTTTAGCTTTTTCGATTGCAGTCTGACGTGAAGATACTTGGACATTAGAGTTGTTACCAGAACCCTCAACCATTGTCTTTTTTTGCAGAGATTTAATCTGATTAGCTTGCTTCTCAATGGTCTTAGCCACGACAGGTTTCTGTGCGTGAGTTAAGTCACGAATAGCAAACGCTTCAGCAATCTCTAAAGCCTCTGGTCTTGCAACAATATCAGGATGTGCCATGTAGAAGTTCATTCTCTGATACAACGGACTTTGTGGGTTAAATCCTAAAAAGTTCCCGTTAGGGTCTTTGACCGCTAAATCGGGATTACGTTGGATTACCGACTGAAAGGTTTGTTGTCTCACAGTCATTTCCTGTTGTTGCTTTTGTAGTCCTGAAAATTCTTCTTTAACTATTCGCCTTTGTTCTTCGTTAGATAATTTATCTAATTCCTGTAACGCCCACAAACGACTGTTTTGGTCATCTGTTGACGCTGCAAAAGCGGTTAGTTGTGCCTTTGTATATTTCGGTGTTTCAGGCTGTTGTTGCTGTGTAGTGCGGAGTTTTTCATCCTCCTCATACTTTCGCAACTTTCGTTGAGCTTCCGCTAAACGGTTCTTTAACGGCACACCCATTTCGTCTACTGGTTCGACTTGTTGTTCACGCACAACAGGGGCGGTTTCGACTTTTGGTGTTTCAACTACTTCCTTTGTTTCAGGTTGAGCGGTTTCCTGAACCTCATTACTGCTCTCTTGTTCCGCAGCGGATGATTCTTCGGTATTTACATCCAATTCTTTTTCTTCCATTTGTTTCTCCTTGCTGTAACGTAGCAATCGAACTGCTACCCTCTTTTAAATGACGACTTATTCGTCATAATCTTTTTCTATCTCATTAGTTTTATCAAGCTGTTCTTTTAACTGTGCCATTTCATCTTTATACTTCTTTGGCGTATCAGTAATATGCTTGTAGGCTAACTTTAAAACCCTCATATTATTTAACTTCTTTTCATCTGTCTCAAACTGCCACATACTATCAAGTTGTCTTACCCAAGTATTGCAGTCTTTAAGAACGATAGCCCAGACATCGTTAGACGCTAGATTGCCGATAACCATTTCGCACTCTTTAATGCGTTTGATTATTTCATCTTCGCTGTCCTTAGGTTTACTTGTGTCCTCGAAGTATTGATTTTCCACTTTGCCCCATTATAGTGAGTTGTTCCATTGGAATAAGGATTTTCTTATTCTCTTTTTCTTCTTGTGCTTTACGCTTGTTAATCTCAATAACTTCTGGTGGTAACCTTAACATCCCTCTTGCCATCATTACTCCTTTGCTGGTTTACCTTTTTCTGCCCTACGTTGGTTCTTCTCTCCATCGCCAATCATATCGCTAACCATACTCAATGCTTCGATATTCTCTAGCTTTTGTTTAGACATCTTCTCTTGGACAATAGCCTGAGATTTTAATGCCCTGCCTTGCATATCGGGTTGAATACCTTGCTTCGCAAGAACCTGTGCAGCCTCGGCGTCAGTAAGTTCATCCATATTCACCTTAACATTTGGATTAGGTGGAGGTGGAGGTTGTGGAGGGGTAACTAATTCTTCCCAGTTTGGAACATCTAACTCCTGATAGAACCGCTTTAATCCGTTAAAGAGGTTCATCGGGTTCATAACACCTGTCTGTAGGTAAACAGGATTTTGTGCAGCCATGAGGATTTGTTGAGCCTTCTGTAGCCTGACCTGCGGATTTGTGTTCTGGTCGTTACCCCTGATAGCTATTTTATACTTACCCTGTAATTCTTCTTTTGTGATTTTAATTCTTTCACCATTTGACGACTGACCAAAATACATAAACTCATATTGGTCGTCACCATACTGACACCATAGTTCGTATACCCAGTTAATTAACTCCTCAAATTGTCCTCTGAACATATCAGCGTCGAGAGAGAACACCTGTTGCATATTCTGGTTCTGTAATTGTACCTCTCCCAGAGTTCGTGGTTGACGCTTGTTAATCATCGACTGGAGAGTAAAGTCTACCTGACCAATCAACTCCTCAACTTTAGCGTTCAACATCATTTCTTCGTCTTTATACGAGAACTCAATATTAGGATTTGATTTGTTAAGCGGTGCGATTGTTTCTGCGAGTGAGTTCATGCCATGAACAGGGATACCGAGACCCCAAGTGAACTGAGTAGTTGCAGGTTTGATAAGTCCTGCCTTGTAAAGAAACGTAGGAGAATTAGCCATTGTCTGATAGTCTAACTTCTGCATGTGTTGCATGTCTATCTCTTTAGCAATGTCCTCGATAATCTCTGGGATACCTCTGTGAGAAAACCATCTGTCATCTGTTAGTTCGTAGAAGAATTTAACGAATGGGTATCTACCAGAAAAGAATGGCATAGAAATCTTACGAAGTAGTTTTCCAAAATCGGGAGCCATCGTAACAATACATTTTTCATCTACACCATCGTTGTTAATGTCATACCAACAATAAGTTTCCCAAATCTTTACTAGGTGTCCCTCGGATTGAACTCGCTCAATACCTTCACGTTCGTCTTTAGTAACCTCTAGCGTTGAGTCATCTAAATCCGTGTTACCCTTGGCTTCAATTTCTTTTGCGGAGATGTCTTTCCACCCCTTGTATGCCACGTTATTTTTAAGCGTTTGCAAAGGTATGTAAAACTCGTGTATAATCCACTGAGAACTCTGCGGGTCGAAACCTGTAGTTGTTGGAACATAAACTTTAGGACATAGGGCAATATCGGGATAATCGCAAAGAACATCTTGAACTGTAATAGTAACTTCTTTTTCCCCTGAGAGGATTTTTTGGACTGCATTGTCTATAGCCTTTCTATTGTCCTCAATAACTCTTGGAGAAACATCTATATCGAACTTCTTCTGCACAGCAGAGCCAATCATCTCTGGGGTGGTCATTGGGTCAAATAGCTGTTGTAGTTCTTGTTCAGATAAATCTTCTATCTTTAAAGTTTCTACTCTGTTGATAACGTCAATCTTCCAGTATGGTTTTGCTACATAGAAACCTTTTTCTAGTGTCTGGTCTGTAACAATAATCATCTTGTTCTTAATTTGCATAACATTCATCAAGAGATGGTCTAGGAACTTCTCAATCTTTAATGCACCTTCCCAAGTTCCTGTAGGTTGTGGAGTAACCTGCACGATTGGGCGAACACCAAAGAGGACGTTAATGAGAGCAGCCTTTAATTTGCGAATCTTTGTTTCAATCGTAGGCATACGGATATTGGCACAGCCCTTGAATGGGAAGTTCTTTGTTTTCTTGATACGCATACGAAGGCGATGGAACTTCTCTTGGTTATCTTCCCACTGGCTTATCCAGTTCTCGCAATCTTCTTGCCAGCCTTTAATTGTGGACACAAGCGTAGCGTCAGATTTCTTTTCTGCCTTGCTTACTCTTGGTCTGTCCGTATTGCTCCACTTAATCACTGTAGTTCTCCTTAAATTCCGTAATTGTCTGCTCTTGGTTCATCTTCTATTAAATAACCTGCGTCATCAAAATTAAATTGTTTTGGTTCTCTGTAGTCTGGTGTGATAATCTGTTCGGCATAAGCCAAAGAATCCACCAAATCATCCCAACGACTAGAACCTATGGTTAGTAATTCATCCCTTAGCTCATACATACTTTCGTGTATGTAGTATTTGCCTTGCTCAAATAGGTATTGTATCGCTGCACAAATCCTATCCTTCTTTTTTCGCACCGTATTTCCACCCTGAGTTGTAAATGAGTTAGTAAGTTCTACAAATGGTGCGTTAATCTTGCGTTCTTCTGCCCTTTTAAGGCAAGTTGAATAAAATAGTTTTTCAGTTCCGCTGTTTGGCACTCCGATAGCCTGAACAGAGCCTTTGTTTGCTAGGTACATATTAAGAAATGCGTCTATAAACTCTAAAGTAGTGTCGTGGGTGCGTATATACTTAGCTACATATCTATTCCCGTTGTGGTCGCACAAAACCAAACTAGCTACTTTCCAGTCTGACTTTTCTTCTTCGGAATAAGCAGGGTCTACTGCGATAACAGCGTTGTATTGCTTCGGTAACTCTGTCCAGTAACGTATATTTTCAGGTTTGATGACCGCAGCAGAGTCCATCTTCGGGTCATTCATGTACTCAGAAGCAAATGCGAATGAACCTATTTCCTTCTTACGCTGTTGTAGCCATACATGAGGTCTAGCAGACTTCCATAGTGCGTGTTCTTCATCTTCAATGTTGTCTATATAGGCACGGAGTTTGAGTTTCTTCCAGCCATTAGGCGTCTCCAATAAATCTGCGAGCAACGACAACGGGTGAATAATCGTTCCTACTACCACTAATTGCCCTTTTGGAAGCAAGCAGTTGATACAAGCACGAAATAACCAGTCTTTTAGCTTCTTACGCTGTTCTTCGCTCTCTACACTCTCGTCAGTCTCAATATCGTCTAGGACTAGGCAGTCAGGTCTAAATCCACGAATCTGTGCCCCTGCACCCTTAGCCCGTATATTTACCCCATTTGTGAGAATAATGTGGTTTTCTGTCCACTTGTCGCTTCTCATATCACCAAAGATATGCAACAGTTTCTGATTATTCTCTATTTCCATCTTTACTTTACGGAGCAGGTCGATAGCCAATCCTTCACTAGCCGAAATGATACATATATCTTTTCTATGTTTGAAGATGGCTAGCCATGCTACGTAAACAACTGAGCAAATCATTGACTTTGCAAATCCTCTTGGAGCTGCTACAACAAGTCTTTCCTCGGAAGGAAGCAACTTATATAAATCAAAGTGAAACGGAGGTATAGTGTCAGTAAGATAAGAGCCAAAGATGTTAACAGCAAACTCTGCTAAGTCTTTGTCGTATCTACTGAATACTGCTAATTCTTCTTTTGTTGCCAATTAACCCTCTCTATAAGTATTATATGATATAACAATCCTAAAACTATGAGCAATTTTCTGCGTGGGTCTATACCTATACTAAGGGGGGGTTGGGGGTTGCCCTGCCTCGTATGGTTCTTCACTACCACTCATAGGTGTGGTACCGCTCTGATGTGTAGTATTCATTTGTGTTGCACTCTTATGTGTGGTACACGTTTGTGTGGTCTCTGCCC